TTTTCCATAATAATCCTCCAATAATTCAAAAATCTATACTGTATTTATATTTTTAGTAAGCTTCGCCCGTGCCAGGAACATTAGGTTTTCTTTTTATAGAGGGCTGATTACTTACTGGTGGTTGTTCTTGTTGATCCATTTGTTGTTGATCTTCAGGAGGCATTTCAGGAGTTTCTTCTGAAATCTCTTCCATCATTTCTGCAATTTCTTCATCACTCTGTTTTAGAACATTCTTTCTAACCCAATTTTCAGAGTAATATTTACCAATATATGGGGTAATAGTGTTTAGTGTGTTAATTCTGTTTGTAAGAACTTCTGCCTCTTTAAATTCTTCAAAATGATTGTCGATTGTAAAATCAAAATTCAATCTATTTGAAATTTCAGGCCAATCACTTTCAGAAACAATACCCTTTAGAATTAATTGTTTTTCAAGCGCCTTCAAAAGAAGCTGAGAGAAACGTCTACGCAAACGACCAACGAATTTCGTAAACTTAACTTCATCTCTTGAAATTTCTGCTGCACGACCAAGATTAAATCCAGCTTGTCCTGGCTCTAGTCTTGACATTGGAACATTCAATGCTTGGAATAGTTTTCTTTGGAAATACTGAACGTCTTGCATTTCTCCAAGATTTTGACCAGCAGGAAGAGTGGTAATTTCTGTACCACGATTTCCTTCACGGCGAGGTAGCCAATAATCTTCAAGCATCGTCATGTATTTTCTATCGTCACGCACTTCACCTGTAGAAGCATCATAGACAAGACGATTTTTGTGGCGAACCATCATATCTCTGAGATATTGTTCAGCCTTTAACTTTGGAAGATTACCTACGTCGATATAGAAAATACGACGCTCTGGCGCACGAGAAATACGATAGATGACTGTAGCATCTTCAAGAGTTCTCAACTGGTTTAATGGACGAATTGCTTTTTGAAGATATGAATATACAAGAACGTTATTTTTGTCCATTAAACCAGAAGTCACATGTAGGATAGAGTCAGTAGAAATTCTTAATCCACTAGTTGTATTGGTATCAATGGGCATACCAGCATTACCACCAGCAGGGAGAAAACTTCTGTCGTTATAGACATAATACTCACGTTGAGTATTAAAGACGGTTATTGGTCCTTTTGGTTTTCTCTTTACTTCTCTAATCTTACGAATTTTTCTAGGATCGAGATATCTTAGTTCTTTGATGCCTTCTCTTGGTCTCTCTTCATCGATAATAATATGATAGTACATACGACCATCAATATACCATCTTTTAAATAGTTCATAGGCTTCTGTTTGGAAATTGAAAAGATCAAGAACGTTTTGAAATTCTTCTCTAATTATATTTTTAACTTGATCACTATAATCAAGCTTATCGGTATTTAATTTTACAATTTCTTCTGAATCCGCATCAATAGCTTCATTGACGATATCATCTACCGCCATTTCTATTTCTGGTTGTAAAGAAATTTCTCGATATTTTGCTACGAGTTCTGATTCGTTTCTTGCTGTACCATCAAGGTCAACAAAGGTGCCATATGCACCGCCAGCAGCAACAACTACAGCACCATCGTCCTTTATCTCTGGGGCAAAGGATTCAACGGGTTCTTCGTTCTTTCTTTTGATTTCAAATCCAAAAAGTTGTACCATAATAATTCCTTAAGAAAAGAGAGCCACTACTCTTATTTATAGTGGCTCTCAATCTCTTAATTAGGCTCCACCAGCATTTCCAGTTACACCATTCAATACTTCGAATGTGTCATACTGGAATGTTACTTGGAACTCTTCAATTTCATCAACTGATGCCCATGCAAGATCAATTGTAGAAATTGACTCTGGATAAAGTCCATTGAACTGATATGTTCTAAGAACTTCACCAGACTTGCCATATTGGGTAACAGTTGCTTGTGACTTATACTCACTAGGCGCACCTGTTCCAAGAGCAGTAACGTTCTGTTGATAAAGATTGATGTAGTTATTCCACTGCTCCATAGCATTTCTAACTGCAAAATCCTCATCATTGATAATGTTTACTGTCCATGGATCAAAACGACGATCACCAGCCATCTTTAGTCTTCTTCCAAAATAAGGAACCTCAATAAGCCCCAGTTGTGAACTGGGGATTTGAGCTACCTTGCAAAGGAATGGAACCTTAATATCAGCAATTGGGTTAACAGGATTGCTGATGATGACTTGGAAGAGCGAAGGTCTTGCGCCGCCAAATTGTAGTTGTGAACGAATGTCATTAATATTGAATGCCATTTTTCTTTACCTCCTTAGAAGCGACCGACAATTTCTTCGAACTCAACACCAGTGCGTACAGCAACGAAGTTAAGCTGGATGAAATTGATTGAACGAGCGGGTTTAATATAGATATCGCCTCTAAATTCATTACGATCAATGACTTCTGGTGTATTATTTGTGGTATCACAGACAACACGGAAGTCATAAATTCCACGACGACCTTGAACATCACGAAGGTATGGCTCTACAAGATTGCGGAATGCGGCTCTTGTAAATTCATCGTTGAACTCAAACAAGGTAGACTGTGCAGCATTTGCGATTGCCTTCTCAAGTACGATGAATAGTCTGCGTACATTGATGCGATCAAATGCTGATGGTCTTGCAAGAAGAGTCTTGTCACCGTAAAGAACAGTTCCTTGACCTTGGAAATTAACAACAGGGTTAATTCCGTTTCTGTAAAGAACATCACGATCTGCCTTATCAGGATTGTAAGACAACTTTACGATATTCTTAATCTGACCACGATTGAATCCAGCGGGTGAATACCATGGGTCTCTTGTGTTGTCTGTGCGTACACATAGACCAGCAATATCACCATTTAGAGGAACCCAACGATATGTGTCGTTATACTTGTCGTACTGATACTTGTAACCAGAATCAAGAACTGCATAAGATGTTGATCTTAGAGCATTTCTAAACTCTACAAGATTATCAAGTTCTCTTAGTGGGACGTTTACTGTATCATTGATATCTGGTGAAATGAATGCAACGCAATCTCTTCTGTATTCGCAGATATTATCAATGATGTAGTTTGCCAAAGTCTCTCCAATGTTTCCTTTAGCTTTACCGCCAAGAATTAGAGAAACATCGACATCTTCAGCAGATTTAAATTTATCATATGCAGTTGCTAGTGCAGCTACTGAAATATCAGATTCTGATGAACCATCAGTACCGCCAGAGAATGTATATGTTAAATTGGTTGATCTTGGTGAAATTCCAAGAGTTGTATCATCAGAAAGTTTTGATGAGAAATAATCATATGAAGACCAAACATAACGTGATCTATTGTTTAGAACATCTCTGTAATAAATTGATCCGCCCTGTTCGCCCTTGGCATCAGTTGCTCTTGATACGTTTCTCCAAACCTCAAGAACCTGTCCAGGAACTCCTGAGAACTTTCCGTTTGCATCAACAACAACAATATGCATTTCATCACGAACTGCAGTATTTGCATTTCTTGATGCAACATAATTTGAAATTCCAGGAGCAGAATCTACAAGATTAAAATATTTCCAGTATCTTGTAGCTAATGTTGAGGAATTAGTTGTATTTGCATATGTTGTAATATTGATTGAAGTTCTTTGATTAAAGTTTTCTTGGAACTTAATATTAAATTGTGAGGTCTGACCAGCGCCAGATGATGCATCTGTTCTGGAACCAATTTCAGAAATTGTAAGATACTGAGTTCCTGTTGTGGTATTTCCAACAAGGAGCTTGTCACCAACAGCCAATTGAGTTGTAATATGGCTTGAAATGATGGCAGAGAATCCAGTGTTAACAATATCCTGAATCCAAACATTTGCAGTGTTAGCACCTAAAGCAAGTGTAAAGTAAACTTCTGAGTTACCAGCAGAAACTGCACTATTTGATGTTAGAGTAGTTACTGTATTGCTATATGCGTTTGCTGTAGAGCATACAGAAATCTCTAAAGAATTGCCCATAATGCCAGGATACTTTGCAATAAATGCAACGTTTGCATATGGGGTTGTAGCTAGAGTAGCTTGCTGCGATTGGAAATTTACATCGTTTTTAATTACAAGTTTAGAAGCTCCAGTTGTTGAAGTTCTGACATCAGTTGTATATGTAGAATTTCCTGTAAATCCTGTGTTAGCATAAGCATTGAAAGCATTTGACGATGCTCTAACAACATAAAGTTGATTGCCGTATGCTAGGAAGTTTGCAGAGTTTAGAAAAGATTCATAGGTGTTAGAATTTGGCTTACCAAAAACGCTAACTAACTCGTCTTCAGTAGAGACTAGAACACGATCCTCTACTGGACCCCATTGGAAAACGCCCGCTGTTCCTCCAAAAGTGGTAGAAACTGCTGGCACAATGGTAGTTAGATCAATTTCTGATACATTAACGCCAGGGCTTACTTGAAATGGCATTGGTTTCTCCTTTTATAATAAAATTCATTCATAAAGTTGTATCTTTATTTATAAAATCTCAATTTAGTAGAAATCTTTCGAATTGGTCATCCGACATAACCTTGCCATTAACATCATCTATGCGCCCATCATCTATAATTCCAAAAGGAGTGAAATCCTCTTCCACATCTTCTTCAATTCTTCTTCTAATATCAGTATTAGAAACATCTTTAAAATAGTTCTGACTAATCATCCAAGCAAATAATACCAGACACATTACGAGATCGTCATGGTGTCCTTCTTCGGCATTGTAGCTAGTACCATCTACCACGTAAGTTGAAAGTTCATTTACAATTCCGTAATCATTTAGATTTAATTTGTCAGTTTCAATTAAAGTTTTTAAATTTGCACAACCAATTCTTTTAGTTATTTTTGTAGTTTTTATACCTAATCTATTTTGATTTCCTGCGGTTCCAATAATGGTTCCTTTGCGACCACTCATTTTTGTCATCACAATATTATCATATTCAAGATCGTGATGAAGGATATTTACTACTTGAGACCCTATATTTATTTCTACCAGTATTGCTGCGTTGTTGTAGAATTTACCAACATTTGCCAACAAGCTTGGAAACATAAGTTGTGATATGTTAGGATTGGCGTATGTAGCAACGACCTCATACGGGACAGTGCTACAATCAATCACCACAAATGATGAACTATCTAAACCTAGACCTTCGCTAACGTCCACCGTCATACAGTAAACGTGATCTTTTACTGGGTGCTTGTATATTTTTACTTCGTGAGAAACTTCCAAGGGTTTTACGTAGATCAGTCTAGAAAGCACCGCAGGGTGTATAAGCGTGTTAGCAGACCCTAAAAATTCGCATTCAAATTCTTGACGGAACTGGTCTATGCTGGTATTTCTAATTGTCTCTTCTTTCCATTTCTCATCACGCCCAGGAACATCTGACCAATGAACATCAATTCTAGCGTATGAATTGATACCATTCAAAGAGTCCATCCAAATCTTATAAAACATATTCATTCCATTAGGAGTAGATGTAATAATAAGTTTAGATGAAGTACCAGAAGAGATAGTAGGGAATACAGAAGCGAAGAATGAGTCTTGAATATTTCTTGGAACGAATGCAAACTCGTCCAAGTAAATTAAGTTGTAGGATTGACCACGGATTGCGGATGATGATGTGGACGAAGCTAAAATCTTAGACCCATTTTCTAGC